GTTCGTGGCCGAGTTGTAACTGGAAGACCAGTAGTTCCCGTTCGTGCCTCGGTTGTTGAGCGTCGTGCCGTCGTAGTTGCCGGCGGCAGGGAAGAATCCTGAGAGGAATTGTCTGGGGTCGGTCGCCACCTGGTACGACAAACGGAAAGAATCTCAAGAAGCTATCCGGTGTCTTTTCTTTTTCCCATGGCCCACGGCCAAAGGACGGACGACCTATGAACTTGTCTTAACTTGGAACCTTTGTTGAATTAGTATCGTAATTATTACGCAGTACTCATATCAGAGTAGCGTGGCGATCTTCTGCTTGAGAGTGCTGATGAACATGGTGTTCTCAAGCGGTGTCTTCTGCTCCAAAGGCCACGCGAGGATGTCGGCTATGATGCCGGACGTAGAGAGGTGTGATGACGTGGAGGGTGCATCCGATTCATCGCGCCTGGTCTTCGGCTCTTGGATCGGCTGCTCCTCCTTCCACTTACGGAACGCCTCATTGAGACTGTCGTAGGTGTAGTCACCATCCCAGGCCAGCTCGATGGTGATGTCAATCTGACTGTCACTTGATGCCTGGAAAGAGGTGCGGTTGGGTATGAACTTCTCGACTGAGTTGAGCGGAAATCCGACGAAAGCGAAGGTGTCCTCGCTGTCGCGTATCTTCTTACGGGTTACGCTGAGAGGCTTGCGGTCCTTGGACTGCTGGCGCACCTCATCGTTGTAAGTGATAGCGGCGATGAGCCACGCGCTCCACTCATACGCACGATAGAAGCCACCCTCCTTGAATAAGTGGATGACATTCCATTGCGCTTGGTCAGTGCGCTGCTGCTCGATGCTGATGATTTCTGCGAACTTAGCCATTGAGTCTGAGTCTGGTCATTCCTTCCTGCTTGCCGCACCGCGCTGGATGCGCGGTCGCTATGCGGCAAGCCTGAATGAATGAGGTTGTACTTTCTTGGGCAAAGGTTCCAAGTAAGACAAGTTACTGAACCGCGCGAACGCTGAAGCCGTTCCTGCGATCGTCGTAGTTCTGCGGATACACCGTGCTCGAAATGAAGTACAGGTTGAAGGCGAGCGTGGCCGAGTTGTAACTGGAAGACCAGTAGTACCCGTCCGAGCCTCGGCTGCTGAGCGTCGTGCCGTCGTAGTAGCCGGCGGCAGGGAAGAAGATGCTGTTGCCGTTCACACGTGAGGTGAAACGCATACCGTACATGCCGTCCTCATCAATCCACTCGTGGTCGCAGTTGTCATACAACTCCTGGAACTCAGTGCGACGAGGCAGACGCCACTGCCCACCCATGTTGTGATGAGCCATGTCGTAGGTGTCGCCGACAGAGATGTCACCTGTCAGTGCAGCACCGGCAGATGCGTCATAATTGGTCTGGCTGAAGTCATAACCTGAACCTTCAGCATGGCCGGTGGGGTTACCCCATGAGAAGTAAAGACCCACATCCTCCGGCTTGGCTGCACCGACGTTATGCTCGGCCCACAGCAGACCGCTGGGGAGTCCGAGGTCGATAGCACCCTGGGTGGACTGAGCTGCCTGGGACTGGATAGCCACAACATCCCAATTTGTGCCATCATAAACCAATGTCAGCACGGTGTTGGCACGTACCTTGCCAGGGGCGATGGCATTGCCATACAACTTGATGGGCTTGGCACCCTTGTTGTTGACATTCAGCGTGGGAGAGGTGACAGTGAAAGCGTTCTGGAACAGCACGCTGATGTATGCACCTTTGTAGAGAATGAAGTCGGTGATGTCAACGGTCTTGGCGGCTGTGCCACCAGCGGTTGAGCAGACTCCGTAACCAAAGCCGAGAGTGGCCATATTTTCAGTGTCCACAAGCGGCTGCAAGAATGAAAGCATGGCCTCAAGCTGTGCTTTCGTCTGCGGAAGGGTGAGAATTTTTGTCATAATTGTTTATGGTTGGTTGATAAATAGTTTAGAGAGTAGTCGGCTCCAGCTCCGGCTCTGCTGGAGTTTCAGGGACCGATGAGGTGGGTTGCGGGAGAAGGCTGGTCAGGTCTTGGCCAGGTGTCTCGACGGCAGTGATCTGGATGGTGTTCTGACGCCAGTCGGCATTAAAAGACTCGATCTGATAGGTCTTGCCTTTGTACACCAGCATGGAGTTGCGGTCCACAACTTTGTTGTACCGCATCCTGAACATCACACGGTCGTAGCCGTCAACGGCTCCTTCACGCAGTGACTTGGTGCCACGGTTGAAGTCAAAAGCAGTCTGGAACGTGGCGGCATAACGGTACTTGCGACCGGCAGAGCTGCGACCGAAATCGCCACTCTGCTCGTCATCACGTACCATGACGGCCACTCTCTCCAGTAACATTCCTGAACTGTATGCCATATCAATCCGTGGTTAGTTTCATGTAAGGCTTGACCAGAAGGTCAAAAGTGTACGGCACTGCCGACATGTTGAGTGACGATGCGGGACTGCGCTGGAGGTATGAGTTATCCACCAGCATGAGGCCGGCTTGCATCAGAGGCGCGGGTATCTTGCCATCGGCATTCTTCAACTCGTCAAAGGTCCGACCGGTGATGTTATAGATTGTCTCTTCGGCAGCGTTGCCGTATATCTCCAGAAGATCATCCTCGCAGTCATACTCTATGCGCGAGTGCTTCTTGATGTATTCGATAGAGAGCCATTTCATTCGTCAACTCCTTCCTCCTCCTGGGAGGTCGTTACTTCCCTTTTGGTTTCGGTGGTCTGAGCTCCAGCGACAGCACGCAGCTTCTCACTGCCTACCTCGGCGAGATTGGTGCTCACGTAGTGAGTGTCACCCTTGTCGATGCTCGGCAGATCGTAACTGTTACGCAGTTCATTGGGACTCATCACGCCACACTCAAGGAGAATCTTGTTGATTTCGGCCTGACCCTTGGCGTCCAGGCGGCGCAAGGCGAGCTCACATACATGGATGCGGCGGTTGCCGAAGTCGTCAGGTGTCAGCAGTTTGGTGTTGTACTCATCCTCCTGCTCGCGTATGCGCGGCTGGATGGTACGCAGAAGGAACTCCTGAGTGGCATGCTCCGGCATCTTATAGGATGAGCCGGCATCCTCCATCATCATGATACGAGGGATGCCCAGGATGCGGGCCAAGTCGTTGACCTCAAAACCACGCTGCTCAAGCAGCTGGAGGTCGCGGGCGGTCTGGCTTATCATCTTGGCATCGGCCACGTTATCCAGCATCACCACGTCATTGCTCATCCAGTCAGTGCGGAATCGCTCGGTGGCGTTCTTCAGTTCCTGCTGGTTGGCGCGACCCAAGATGCCGATCGTACCGGCTTGCGCTTTCTGCTCCTGAATCAAGACCTTGTATTTACCGCCCTTGGCCACATCCTGAAGAGTCTGGGCGTCGGCGGTGGCTGCGATAGAGAGTGCCTTCATCGCAAAGGTGATGGTCGGCAGACCCATGTACATACCCTCATCCATGATGACATTCTTGAAGTGCATCACATCCTTGGAGGGAACCATAATCTTACTGACGGGACCGTGAAGACGATTGTACACCAGCACATAAGTGTCGGTCACGGGGTTGTATGCACCGCTGGTGCAGAGCCACAAGTTGATGGGATCATCATACTCGTTGCGCTCGATATACACGTATGCGTTACCGTAGTAAATCTGACGATACACAATCTGCTCCTGCATCTGACTGGCTGTCATAAGAGGATTAGGCCGACGCTGGAGCAAGTAATTAACCTTGCGTCCGACACCGTAACGGTCCTCGGTGTAGTTGCCACCTTCGCCGTTCATCTTCTGATACTGCACCACCATCTGACCCATGGTCTGCATCAGCAGCGACACGCCACGGAACCAAGCGGGTACAAGCAGAGACTTGCGGCCATTAGGCAGCACCACGTTACCCTCCCAATCGGCACCCTTCGGCTGTTCGACAGCGGCGGGCACCTGGGACTCGGCTTGCGGCGCGGGTGTTTCACGCAGGTTTCTTTTGAAAGAGAAAATACCCATATTATTGTTCTTTATCTGATTATCGGGAACTTACGTCAAGGGGATTACCATACATCGCTGAAGATGCTCTTGTATGCTTTCTTGGCTTCAAAGCTGGGACACTGCTTCATCCACTCCTGCTCGTCAATCACACCATCGCCGTTGATGTCGGGTGACATATCACGGTGGCCGTAAATCTTGGCTTTGGGATAGAGTTTATGAAGGTCTGAGAGCAAGGCGTTGAGTGCAATCTTCTGCTCAGGGGTGCGGGTGTCCTTGGCTTTCTTGTTGTCGTAGGTCATACCTCCGATATAGCAGATACCGATGGAATGTGCGTTATGACCTGAGCAGTGAGCACCCACAACATCCACGTCACGGCCATTATGTATCGAGCCGTCGCGGTATATCACATAGTGATAGCCGATGTCGCTAAATCCACGTGCCAGATGCCAGCCACGTATGATGTCAACAGTGTAGTCCTTACCCTCCGGTGTGGCCGAGCAGTGTATGATGATCTCGTCGATACGGCGGCGGCTCTTCTTGAATCGCTGAGGTATGAGAAGCAGTAACGTGGCGGGACCGACGATACCGTCAACCTTTAACTTGTGCTCTCTCTGGAACTCCTTGACCGCTGCCTCCGTCTGGGGGCCGAAGATGCCGTCAGGGTACAGATGCAGTGCAATCTGAATCTGCTTGACATCCTCACCACGCGATCCGCGCTTGAACAGTATCATGGTTACTTTTCATTTTTGTTGTAATCACCTTCTTCCTTCGGCTTGCGGGTCTTGGCCTGACGCACGTCGCCGTTTTCGGCGATGGAAATCATCTGACGAAGCTGACAGCCAGTGTTTCCGCATAAAAAAGGGCGCATCGATTCTACCATCCGACCATTGCGGGCAACCTCACGTTGTAATTGCCGTACCATCTCGTCGGTGCTGTCTTGACGCTCCCTCAGATCACTGTTCTCTTTTCGTAGATGCTGGCGATCCTCCTTCAGCTCATTAATGTAAGCCTTCTGCTCCTCGCGGTCGGTTTTGATGTCATTGATGAGCTGCTGATACACGTTTTGCAGTTCTTTCGCTGCACTGGCCTCGGCACTGTTGGCCTCGGCATCCGCACTCTTGGCTTCGGCTTCGGCCTTCTTCGCCTCTGCCATGGCCTTCCTACGCTGCCATCTGAGCGTAAGGATAAATACTAATCCGCCGGCACATAAAAGTTCAATCAGGCGGATAAATGAATCAAGATACTCCATGTCTTGTCTTTGTGGTTCTTTTTACCAACCGGCAAGAATGGAGTTTGAGAATACCCCAACAAAAAGGGGAGCATCGCTGCTCCCCAAAACATCTCCCAAGTATGCTCAGGTGTGAGCCTGGGAGACACATATTACCATACCCTCATTGCGACGGCTTCTTGATTATTATTACCTGAACTCTATCGCCAGCCTTGAGACCATCAGTCTTAAACGGATCGGTAAGGACTGTTACTTTTTTGATGGTATCGTCTGCTGTGCCCATTTCACTTTTGACTGTGCCTTCAACAGAGATTGAAGACCGGCTCTTGCATCTTTTCTCCAAATCCATTCTCCTTTCAAATGGATTGACATCGGATTTTAATGCCTTGCTGACAAAATCTTTCAATTCATCAAACTGTGGGCCAAGGTGAATATTGGAATCAACATTGACAAAGTAATCTTCAAAACAGTATGGGTACTTTTCTTCCTTGCATGTATTCCTATCGTAGAACACCGCTGCGGGGTTATGTGGTTCCGTCCTTGTTGAGAATGTTAAACTTTTGCACACATCAGGAATGCAGAAGGACTCAAATTCAAAATCGTAAATCTGCCCTTCAACAAAAAAGTTGTGGTCAAGCTCAAGACTTTTGATACATTTAGCTTTCATAACTAATTTATTATAAGTTTGCGAAAACGGAGCCCCTTTGGAAGATATTCTTTGAGTTTATCTTCATCATAAGTTTCAACATCATAAACTAGAAAATCGTCATCAAAGCTATCACTGGATAAAAGTACAATTTCGCCAGTATTAAAGTCATATAATGGGAAGCCGTCATCTTCATATCTGTGACTCAAAATTCGTGTCCGAAGGTAAGGGTACATAAAAGACTCGTTGGCTACCACATGACCATATCGTTCCGAAGCTATCTTAATTGCACGTTCCCTGGAATCTGATTCGATATAAAAACAAATGGAATCATGCTTACTCTCAAATTCAAATAAGTCTTTTTTATATTTGTAATCATCCAGTTCATATTGATTACAGAATTTAATCTTTTTAGAATACAATTCGACAGATATAGACCATATCCAAGTTTTACGGACCGGCTCAATCGAATCAATAATGTAAGTCTCCAAATTGTAATCATCATCACAAGTGTCTAAAAATTCATCTGCCTTTTCTTTGGTAGAAAAAGCACCAACAATTCTATAATCCGAGTAACAGCCTGCTGTAATAATGTAAATTTTGTCCATAGTTCCAGTAGTTTTTGCAAATATAACAATTAAGATTCACGAACCTTACTATCGGCCAGATCGTAAAGCATGAGGGCCGACAGCAGTGCTTGTATCGGGTCAACCTTGCACGAGTCAGATGTGCTGGATTTGACCGGCTTCTTATTTTCCATTCCGTCGGTGCTGACGGCCAGTGCAACATTATCGAATAACCACTGCCACATAGGATTATCGCTGAACCTAATCCATGGCTCATCGGTCTGCACCATATATGTGAACTCATCCACCACGGGGTTGTAGGACGCGAAGTTCTGACGCACTGGCAGTATGTAGTTCTTGGGATCGAGGCCGGTGGTCGAGAAAATCCATGCGCCCAGGTCGTTCACCACTTGCTTGGACTGATAGGGGTCATATCCAAAGCAAGCGATGTTGACTCCGGCGGCAGTCAGTTCCATAGCGCGTGCGGTTAGAAGGGAAGGTTGAAACACCTTGCTCTCGCACACGTGCAGCCATCCTTGGAGAATCCATTGGTCATAAAGTGGCTTGATGCTGATGCGATTCAATGTGTCGCGGCTTACCCAGGCGTCAAAGTCCGCAAAGAACTTGGGGCCTTGCCAGTTGGGGTTGGTGTTCACTGCCAGATAACTGATGGTGTGTAAGTCGTCGCCCTGACTGAAGTCCATGCCGCAGAACACCAGCCACCCATCGGCAGTCTTGAACTCGTCAATGCGATGGTGTATCTGGAGCGGCTTGATGTCCTTACCTTGGAGCCAAGTCACTTTACGTTCCGATGAGAATACATTGAAGAGCTTGGTGACAACTTCTTTTCGATAATCCTCCTTCCTGCGGGCCTCGGCAATTTGACGCTGGTAGTAGTCGGGTTGCACCGTGATACCCACATGAGGATTACACTTGCGGATCAGATTCTTGCTGGCATTCAGTATGGTGTCCTCATCCTCCTCCCATGCGTCTGGGCAGAGGATGACAGCAAACTGGCGGTCCAGTGGGTCTTTCAAAATTCCTTTCATAATTCAGAGTCTTTAAAAGGGTTCGGTCATGCTGCCGTCTGAGGACGGCGGGCATGACCGCCAGTGTGGGATAAAGGTTCCAAGTAAGACAAGTTACTGAACCGCGCGAACGCTGAAGCCGCCCC